CATGGAGTTATAGGCCTCCATGGCCGTAGGAAGCACGGAGCCGCAGTCGGAGTAGCCAACCGAGCCGTCGTCCATGGACTGTTGGTAATCCATCGGCTGTTGCATCATCGGTTGCATCATCGGTTGCGGCATGGGCGGTTGCATGGGCGGTTGCATAAACTGCTGCATCGTCGGCTGCATCATCGGCGGTTGCATGGACTGTTGCATCATAGGCGATTGCATCATCGTCGGCTGCATGGCTGGTTGCATCGCAGGCTGCATGGCTGGTTGCATCGCGGGCTGCGGCATGGGCGGTTGCATGGACTTAAGGGCCTCCAGCATCAAGTCCGAGGAGCTTGACATAATGCCGCCAAGTTTACGGAGTTGGTCCCGAGCAGGGCTTTTTTGAAAAAGCTTGCGGTTGTAAACGCCGGACATATTACCTCCCACTGGGATTTATAAGAGAGCCAAGCGTCCCTTGTCCGCCCCCGTACATGCTTTGGTACGCGCCAAGGCCTTGAGCAGTACCAAGGATCGAGGACACAGGGCTCGGTGTCGGGACGCTGGTAACGCCCAAGGTTTGCTGCGTGGAGGGAACGCCACGGAAAATGTCCGACATATACGAAAACCGTTGGAAGGGTTCGTAGGCCGACTCGATGGCATTGGCCCGTTGCACGTCGTACTCGGACTGCTGCTGCCCTTGCTCCAAGGAACCCAAGTTGAACAGTGCGTTGACATCGCGTCCCGCCGCCGCCTGTGCCGATTCTCCAAGAGCGGCCTGAGTTGTCCCAAGGCCTTGGAACAGTTGAGCCGCAGTCTGACCACGGTTCATCTGGTTCTCGAAGACGTTCTGGGCCTGTTGCTGCGCCCCGGTGTACGCGGCTGAGCGCAACTGTGCGCCAGTGCGAGCCATCTCGGACCCGACGTTGCGGGCGTTTTCTTGCTCGGCCACGGCTTGGCGGGAACCACCAAAGGCCCCGGCCTGTACGGCTTGAGCGTTAATCTGGTTGCGGTTGATATCGCCCTGACGTGCAATGTCGGCCTGAGTGGTATCAATTACCTGCTCCACAAAGGGGTCGTAGAAGGATCTGTAGGAGCTGGGATCATAGGCCCCGGTCGTGCCGCCAAGAGTGCCAACGCCCCGAGACACCGTGTTTTGACCAGCCTCAAGCATCGGAGCATAGGCCCCGATACCCTGAACGCCCATCTGGACGGCCTGATTTTGAAGATCCGTGAAAGGCATGATCTCGGCCTTCGGGACGCCGCCCATAACCTTCGGGATCGGTTGTCCGCGAATGTCTAGACGAGGTTTGCCCTCAGCATCAGTCTCAAAGACGGGTTTCCCATTCGCATCTAGGACAGGTTGCCCATACAAAGGAGACGTTGCAGCAATGCCCGCAGGCTGCCCTGTTTCTGGATCAACGCGGTAAATGTTGGACAGCAGATCCTTTAGGTAGTCTTCCTGATAGTCAGGAAGAAGGGATATAGACTCTTGGCGAATTGTCTGATCGGCCATTACGCCCTCCGCTCGAACTGGTTCATCATGCGGTACATCGCCGCAGCGCCCTTATCCCTGTTGCCATTTCCGGCCCCACGAACGGCTTGATTTGTCATGACAAACTCCCCGTCCGAAAGACGGGCTTCTCTGACAGGCTGGCCGTTCTGGAAGATGCGGGCGGGAACCGAATCGCTGGTCCCGGTCCCCGGACCTTTGATCTGGCCGCCACGAGCATAGTTATAGCGGTAGTCAAAGGCCGGAGTTCCCTCGTAGTCAGGGTCACGTTCGCCCGTATCCATGCGGCGCTTTTCTGCCGCAGACATCAGGCTGACTTCCTTTGGCTCTGTGGCCTTGAGAAGAATCGACATCATAAGCGGGTTGTCAAAGGCTTGAAGAAGACTGCCAATTCCACCTTGAGCGCCCGGAGTTGACACACCGCCCTGACCCTGTGCGCCCGTGGGACTCTGGCCTTGAGCTCCGCCAGTTAAGAAAGCCAAGGGGTTAGACCCTTGTCCACCTTGTCCACCCTGACCAGAGAACATACTGGTCATGGCGTTGCCTGCCGCCATGGATGTTTGTCCACCGCTAAGAAGATCTCCGACGATCCCCGCCCGACCGCCAAGACCCCCCGTAACAAGGGTTCCGATGCCGCTCGACACGGCATCCTTGACGGAGCCGCCACCAAGAAGGGTTCCAAGGCCTGAGCCAAGGGCTGCCCCGCCGGGACCCCCAGCAATAAAGCCGACAATGCTTCCGAGAGTTGAGAAAAGGCTCATGTGGTCACCACTGTATTTTTCTGGGACATCTTAGCAAAATCGTGTCAACGGAACAAGGGATCATTAGACCACGATCCTTATCCCACCCGTAGAGGTTTTATATATGTCGTTCACGGCCCGAGGGGTCGGGAAGAGGCTCATGAAATTACCACTGTGACTGTTCCGATGCCCGAAGTACCAGATACCCCCGCCACGTTCGCCACGTTTGCTTGCGTGATCTTAACAAAACCATCGTGCTGAAACAAGGCTCCAGTCGGCAGGCCCTGATTATTGGTTGGAAGGTTCGTCAGCCTTAGGCTTGAGTAGACCGCATCCCCCGGGTTGTTGACCTGCTGAGCAAACACCGCAAAGGCCCGCACAATTTGGTTTAGGTACTCTTGACTGTAGGTACTTGGAGGTGCTGCAAAATACGGTACTGGAGCGTTAGTACTCATTAGCGCCTCCCGTCTGTTCTGACATCGAGCCTCGGGTCACCAAGACGCCACGACGTGTTTGTTTGGTTGGATTCCACGCGAAGTGACATGGACCGTCCACGCATTCGGATGAAGACCTGATCCGTAAACTGCTCCACAGGGACGCTGGCCGTCTTAATGACGGAGTTTGCTTCCGAAGAGATAAAATCATCTCCGGGGAAGTTGCGGGCCTTAAGTGTCAAAGTCGCTGTGGGGGCCTCGTTCGTTGAGTTTCGAAACGTAAGGTCGGGGATGATACGGGTGGCAAACATGAATTGATCGCCGTCCCCTATGTCTATGACGCTGGACTCGATGTACGGTGTTAGGGCTACCGCCGGGGACACGCTGCCGTCGTTCAGGCCGCTTTCTTGATAGTAAACGTACCCGTCTGGGGACACCGCGAGTGGAAACGACAGAATGGTGCGGTCGGAGTAGGCAGTGCGAGGCATGGTGCCGTAGTACCAAATGCGCTGCTCGTAGTTGTAGACCACATAGCTGTCGTTCTCGGTGCTGTCTGTACTGGGGTAAAACCACCAAGCTTCGGAGAATGAACTGCAGTGTCCCGCATACACTTTGAGCGATTGGTTGAGGTTCATGCCGGAGAAGACGTACTCCTTAACGTCGCAAGGAATCTGGGCCACAGTGCCGTTGTATACGTAGAACTCGTTCTTGCCCATCCAGAAGACAAAGTCACCCACCGCAACCATGGAGTTTGGGCTCATAATGGACGTTGATGAGGACACCTCTTGAATTCCGAAGGTAAAGGGGGTGCCAATGTACTGCATTGCATGAACGGACGTGTCCGTAAAGATAATGACCTGTTGTTTCGTCTGGATCGCCCCGACGATTCCGGACCCGGTACTGAGACGAAGCTCCCCTGCGGTTGTCGTGGACAGCGTTCTCCATTCGGCGGCGTTCTCTTGATCCGAGAAACGGATGGTTAAAGGGTCTTGCACACCCGGCGTCGCTTCTGTGTCGCAGCCGAAAGCGATGACGTGACGATCTCGCTCCGACACAAGGACGGTCTTGGCAACGGTGGGTGCGGCCTGAGCCCCTGCTAGGTCTTCAAGCGCCACGGCGCGAGCAGTCAGTCCAAGGGATGTGTCCCAGTAGTAGATGCCGCCATCTTGAACAGAGATGACAAGGTCTTCGCCAAAGTTGTCCTGCGACCAGATGCGAAGTTGACTAAACGATGTGGTGGTAGCGAAACCAGAGTTCCATTCCCCTCGAGACCATGTGCCTGAGCCCCACCCGGTTCCAGCCACAGCCGTGTCAAGGCCTGTGTTGATCTGGTAAGCACCGACAACTAAAGCACCGCCGTTGCCACTGTCGGACGCATTGGCCGTAACACTGAGGGTGATTGTGTAGCTGTTGTCATTGACGATGCTGGTAATCTGGTGCTCTGCGTTTAGGATGGTGGCCGTGACGTTGCCGCCAAGAGAGACTGCGCCGGAGAATGTCACGAAGTCATTAGCAACAGCGCCGTGGGCTGTGTCAGACACAGTGAGTGTGGTGGACCCGTTGGCAGCAGCAAAAGTCACCGCCCCCGCTGCCGTTGTCTCGCGGATGGGGGTAATGTCGTAAAGCGAGCTGCCCCGCAGTACATAGTACTTAAGGTTGGTGCCCACACCAATAAGGGCCGTTCCATCCAGAGTGGACCATGGAAGTAACGACCGCCCTGTGCCCAAAAAGGCAGAACGGCTGTAGCGACTCCAGCCGCCAATGCTTTCAGGCTTTCCCGACCGAAAACGCACGAGATTTCCATCCAACCAGCCGCCCTCGTTGGCGTATGCCGTGGTCTCCCGATTGATGCCGGGGCGAAATTGGAGTTTGATAAGCGCCATGACTGTCTCCTGTCAGTCGACTATACGACAGTTTTTAGGTGGTGTCACTTATTGCAACCAGCGTCAATCTGTTGGATTAGCAACGCCCCCGTAACCAAGGAGCGCGGACCACCATCCGCCGCTAGTGCCGCAGCATGGGATGTACGGCTCTGCGCCGTACCATCACAAATCGCGCTAGTGCTTGGCGCGGTTGCGCAGCCACTCAGCGGCAGCGTCAGGGTCAGGCACAGGGCCAACTTTGTCGATCCGCTTGGAAGTCTCGGCATAGTCCTTTAACTCCTCGATTTTCGCTGCCGCCGTCCCCGCAGACCTTCCTGCAAGCCAAGTTGCAAAAAAAGTCAGCAAGGGCTTAAGCAGTGAAGCGATAAAAGAACTCATGCCTTGCGTTTGGCAATGACGGACCAGACCGCAACGATGATCGTTGCCGCAGCGCCGCCAACAGTGGTAGCTGTCTCACTGTCGATCAGGCCCTTGCCAACCAGATAGCCGCCTAATGCAGAGGCCAGTGCGCGGGCAATGCCGCCAACTTCAGAAGCACTCATTTTTTAACTCCTTGAAACAACGCCATGATGGCCTTGATGATTGCAGCAAAAACAGATTCGGTCTGCTCTTTTTCAGTAAGTGCAACGGTGTGCATGTCTGCGGTTACAGGCGTTAGGAACAACTTGATCTCCGCCTCACGGCGATTGACCAGACCTTTGATAACCTCCCCCCCAGCCTTATTCCACATTCTAAAAGCAGCAGCAGCTTTGTCTTTATTGCCCGCATTTAGTTCCCGCAGCACAGTGGATTTAGCAAATGCGCCTGTCCCGATGTTGTAGGCCAGACACACACACGCACCGCGCTCATTTTGGTTAACCTTGGTTGTGATGAGCGCGTCCACTGTATTTGCAAACTTGTCCACGCCCTGCCTCAACAGGTCTTCCGCCCGTGCTTGCGTGATCGTCATGCCGTAAGCTGGCTTGACGCCGACATCTGCCCCCGCAGTTGTGCCGTATCCAATGGTCCAGATGCCCACGATGTCTTGGTAAGCAACCAGCTTGCAGCCTTCGTATTGCTTGATCAGATCAATGGTTGCCTGATTGACACTCACTTGTGCATATCCCTCTGAATTTCGTCTAACTTTTTGAAGATATTGGACAAGGCGTCCTTTATCTCCTTAAGTTCGCGATCATGGTTTTCTTTGGTCAGCGCAAACTCAGTTTTTATGATAGCGATCTCAATTGAATGACCTTGGGTCATCTTGTAGTGCGCCCACATAAAGGCAACGATAGGCAGCACTGCGAATTGCAGCAGGAGTTTTGCCAATTCCATTAAGTCTAACTCTTGCTGCATGATCTTTACCAAGGCAATCCGTTAAGGGTGACGGGGTTCTTCTTGGCTTCGATCTGCGCTGCCAAAGATGCCTCTACTTCAGCTTTGTTAACCGACCCCCAGACCCACGCCAGCACGTCAGCCTGTGTCAGACTTGCGTAAGGCTTAAAGTCTGGTGCGCTGGCGTCAGGTGTAAACCCTGCCGTGCCATAGGCCGATACGGAATAATCCCCGTCAACTGCCTCAACACGCCAGTGAGCCGTGGTTACGCCGCCGTTAGCAGCGTTGCGGTCCATTTGGCTGATGCTCCAAGTAGTCGTCATTCGTCAGTCTCCTTAAGCGAGGCGGTCAGCATGTTCACGAAGGCATCACGGCCCACCTGTAGCTGATCTAGGTTGAAGCGCGTTGACCCGATCTTGCGGTCCAAGTCTGCGATGTGGTTGATCATGATCTTCTGCTCGTCGGTCAGTTGATCCTCAGTGTAGTCTGTGCCGTTGATCGTGATGATCTGTGTTTTTTTCTCGCTCATCGTGATCTCCTTTCTGGGGTTATAGGTTAGCAAGCCATTACTACGCACGGCACAGCATATGAGCCATCTGCGTAAGTATGAGACACATGGTTTGAAGTGACCTTTGCAATGGTCTTGGCGCGGATAATGTCATCTGCTTGCGGTTTGGCAGTGCCGTCACCAGCAGACATCAGCAGATCACCACGGGCCACTGTGACACCAGCAGCAATGCGGATTACCATGTCGCCCGTCATGGCAAGCAGGATGTCATTGTAGTCATCCTCTGTGCTGTCCCAAGCCACAAATAGCCCAGCCACGTTGGCATCGCCTTCGACAGTGCTAATTTGGACGCAGTTAAGCTGTTCGTTTTCTTCATTGTCCCAATTCGACATTTGGTCAAGGTTTGACATGACTGTGCCTTTGAGAAGTTCAGGCCGCGAGCCATCTGGGAATTGCGCCCAACGAGAAAGGTGACCGCCGTTATAGCTGACAGTCGTGCCAGAAACTGAAATATTTCCTTCCGTTACCCCAGCCTGACGAAGATCAACAAGAACGCCGTCATTTGTTAATCGGTTTACATAAAGCGGTTGAGAAGAATCCCTAACAAAGACGCCAAAACCAGACTCTGATAAACCAATGCCAGCTATTGTGGTTGTGGTTGTAAGGGTGGCGGGAGAAGAACTTGTTGCAATGCTTACGTTGCCAGAGGTGTCGATGGTGACACGAACTGCTGGCGCAGTGCCGTCCCGAATGGTGAAATTTCCAGCAGCTTCATTCCTTATCTGCCAATTCCGCACGGAGTTTTGAAATTGAGCATAAGAAGTGAATGCTCCTGATGTGACAGAAAGCAACCCAAGATCGGATGAACCAGATGCAAGTATTTGACCAACAACCTCAAACTTTTGAGTCGGCGAAACCGTGCCAATGCCCACGTTGCCAGAGGAGTCGATACGCATACGTTCTACTGCATGAGTGCTGGCAGTATCATTGCTTGTACCAAAAAGCATGGAGTAGTCTGGAGAGGTGTCTTCCCCAACCAACGCAATGTACCCTTTAACACCTGCACCCGGAGTACTTGAGTCTGAGCCAAAAAACTCAATGCCACCAGTTGTTTGTCCAGACTGCTCAGAGGTATCAGTGTTGGTAATACGCAGAATGTTGTTACCCGCAGGTGAACCGTAGAGTGTTGTACTGGAAACCGTCTGGGTATTGTTGACGGTGTAGGTACCAGTGCCACCAGTGCCAGTCCCCAGAGCAGTAATGTAAGTGTTCCACTCAACACCTGTACCGTGGATGCGATCATTAACAGCAAGAGAACCAGAACTTACTGCGGTAACAGTCATAGTGGTACCAGAAATAGACGCAGTAACAGTGGATGTAGTAGTATTGTTTCCAGAAATCTCAAGATCAGTCTGAGGACTACTCGTACCAATCCCCACGTTGCCAGAGGAGTCGATACGCATACGTTCTGTGGCATTTATAGTAAAAAGAAGTGGCGCGGCTTCTTGAGCAGTAATACTGAAACTTCCAGTGCCGCGATGCTGTATAGCACTTGAGGCATTAGCCCCAGTATCCATGCGAATAACTCGCAGCCCATAGTCTGTGTAAGTAGCGTCACCGATAAGGTCTATATATGAATTTCCGTTGCCTGTTCTTCCAGTGCCAAGTTCGATAGCCCGATTTTCCGTAGTGGCCGCTGGCAAGTTGATACCGCCGCCGATGTCAAAGGTGATGGCGGTAGTGCTTGATCCAGCCGTGATATTGCCAGAGGCGTTGATACGCATACGTTCTGTGCCGCTTGTGCTGACACACACAGTATCTGATGCTATTGATCCAATCCCAGTGTAGGTAGCGGCGGCAGTTTCGTTTGCTAAAAAGCGAATGCCGCCATACATGCTTAACTTTGGATTTGATGCTGGAACAGCGCCGCCAATCCCCACGTTGCCGTTGATATCAACGCGCAAACGCTCTAAGCCGCTTGTGTAAAACGTCATAGGAAGGTAAGTGCCAGTTCCGTTGATAGCGCTACGGATAGATGCGTCAGTTGATGTCGCTAGCGCAACAAGCCGCCCTGCGTTAGTAGGGTCGGAATTATTCATCAGGTTTAATGCAGCAATAGCACCAGTGCCGCTTGGGATTACTCCGACAATAGTTGACGAATTGGCAGTTGTAGTTTGAAACAACAGCTTAGAAGTTTCTGTCGCATTGGTAAAGTCGCCAAGAATGCGCTGCCCAGTTCCGCTAAACTGTAGGTTGCCACTGCTGTCGATACGCATACGTTCTGTGGCACTTGTAGAAAAAATCATGTTTGTGGCTTCTTGGTTGTGCAGAACAGCGTCTTCGCTGTCGGTTATGCCAATCAGGAAACCATCTGTAATGGCTGTGCCAGTAGCCGAGTTTTGGAAGTTTGCGTAAACACCAACGGCTTGATTGTTGTAGGCCTTATAGGCAACCATGTCGGCGGTGGTAAACGTATTTACTTGCGAGTGGACCTTTGCAAGCGGCGAACTCGTCCCAATCCCCAAGTTGCCGGAGGAGTCGAGGCGCATACGTTCTGTGGTTGAGCCAGCACTTCTTGTGTGGAATGCAAGAGCGCCATCGTTTGCTGCGGGGGATAATCCTTCAATAAGTCCGCGAGTGCGTCCAGCGGTGCCATCTTCCCCAGTTAGAAAGTTTAGTCTGACTGCGCTGCTAGCGGTTAGGCCCTCGTTGGAAAGCGTAAGTGCGGTTAACTGCGATCCAGTGGATGTTCCAGTTACAGATAGGCGACCTGTTGGCGAAGTCGTCCCAATCCCCACGTTGCCAGAGGA